CGATCAGCAGAGAGGATAGAGAGGCCGACACTCTCAGGGCAGGGAGACAGACAGGGAGAGACAGGAGAGAGAGGGAGAGAAAGGAGAGAAAGGAGAGACAGGGAGAGAAAGAGAGAGAGGAGAGAAAGAGGAGAGAAGAGGAGAGAAGAGAAAGAGGAGAGAAGAGGAGAGGAGAGAAGAGGAGAGGAGAGAAAGAGGAGAGAAAGAGAAAGAGGAGAGAAAGAGAAAGAGAAAGAGGAGAGAGGCACTCCCTCCCTCATGGGGAGTCCCTCCTCCTCCCGTCCCCCTCCCCCATTAGGCGCCGCGATGCCAAAGGACGAGGGGATTAGGCGCCGCGATGGCTCCAAGGACGAGGGTACCCCCCCACGTCGGCCTCGAGGGGAGGGCGGGGGTCCCTACCCCTCTGGGGCGTCACCCCTCTCCCGCCCTCACAGGGATCTCCCCATCTCCCGTTGTGTACAGTGTTCCACGTGGAACATTCAGAGGAGGAGGTAGGCGGTCAGTTTGTCGAGGAGTCTTCCTGTTCTATTGTCTCCTCTGCGCCTCCGTCGGACTGTCGGCGATACTCCTGGTGCCGCTGGCAGTCGCAGTCGGGACTATCGCTCAGCTTGTCTCGCCCGCACCAGCAGCACGGCTTGCAGTCCCACCAATGCTCACAGTGTCCGTGCCCGTCCTTGTCGTACGGGCGCCAACATCTTCTTCCCGGACGAGCTTTTCCCGGGCAGAACTCCACATCGTCAGGCGTGATGGTCATTGATCGCCCTCCTTTGTTGGGGATTCGCCGGCGCACTGCCGGCGGGCTTCGGCGAGGATGGCGATGGCATCGGTGACGCAGATTGGGATTGAGTTTCGGACAAGGCCACCTTGGTCTGCCGCCCAGGTCCGCCCCGCGATCTCTGCGACGATCTCGTGGTCGGGGCGGTAACATCTCCTCTTCTGAGCGAGTCTTCGGGCCAGGATGTTCTCGAGGTCGCCGAGGAGGGCGTGGAGGTCTTGCTTGTCCATTACTCCCTCCCATCGACGAGACGCGCCCAGTAAGCACTCAGCTCGTCTCTGATTGATTCGAGTTTCTCCGGCGAGATGTCACTGGTCACTTCCGTGTAACCGATCAGAGCACCAGCGAAGAACGCGCGCCGGCATTCTCGCGTCTGACCTCTCGCGCGCTCCTTCTCATCCGGCAGGACGTTCCGATCGAAGTTGATCCACCCGTCCTCGATGCACCCCATCACGCACCTCCTTCCGATGTTCCACGTGGAACATTCTGAGATGGGAGGGTGGCGTGGGCTTGTTCGGCGAGGCGGACGATCCAGCTCTGAACGTAGCCTTGGTTCCGGTAGGTCTTCCCTCCGAGGCAGTCTGGGGTGGGGCAGAGTTTGTTGGTTGGGGTCAGGTCCCAGATGTGTCCGCAGTCGAACCCGAGCCACCAGACGTGGTCTTTGTGACCTTCTTCGGGGACGTGGCAGATCCTTCCGGAGCAAGGTCCGGAGTAGGTGAGGCCCCCGTGGGCCTCGATGGAGGGGAGGTCTTGGTAACCCTTCTCGAACCATGGGTGCCATTCTGAGACTCCGACGTATCCGCACCAGGCGCCTCTCGGGTTCCGGAGGAGCATGGCGGGATACTTGGCTTCCTCCACCTGGACGGTCCCCACGATCTTGTCGGAGGTCTCTTGGTTCCAGGGGCCTTCGTCCCAGTTGGACCTATCGAGGTGGGATTCTTGGTAGCGGACTTGGAAGGTCATGGAGCTCCCTTTCTGGTTGAGAACTGAGGCGTGAAGGTGTATATTAGGCGTAGTGTACCTAGGGAGGGGTTTTATTGAAAGGGCTTTGTCGATGCCGCAGGAGCCGGATCTTGGATCGAGGAAGCGCCACGTGAAGGCGATGGGCCCCACCACGAGGCAGAAGAATTTGTCGTACCTCTCGAGGAAGCGTCTCGAGAGGTACCGGATCGTCATGGACGTCCGACCTTGGCAGTTCGCCAAGCTGGAGGTCCTCTCCCATACCTTCGGGCTCTCTCGGTCGGAGGTGCTCCGGAGGGGGCTGGGCTGCATCACAGAAGCCCAGTTGGAGAAGGAGAAGGGATCGGACTCGCCCGCGACCAAGGAGAAGTGCTCTCCCTGGGTGAAACGCTACGAAGAGCTCCTCGAGGCAGGAGAGATGAAGCCATGAGCTGGATGATGGATCTCCTTCTCACCCAAGAGGATGAGAAGGTTTCCAAGGAGGCCAAGGAGTTCAAGGCACTCCTCGAGGCGATCCTCCTCCTCCGGGGCGAGGATCTCCTCACCGAGAAGCAAGCGGCCCAGGCCAAGAGACGGCTCTCCAAGCTGCTCTCCAAGGCCATCATCGAGAAAGGAGACCCGGTCTGTGGAACACCACTCTTCGAAGACGTCGAGCACATTGCCCTGGACGAGTCGCGACGAAGAGAGGACCGCTGTGAGGATCCGGCAGACTGAGAAGACGAGGAGCCTCCTCGAGAAGATTTCGAGGGACGAGTCGGAGACCCACGAGAAAGAGCTCAAGGAAGAGACCCTCCTCGATCGACTCCGGGATATCCGGGACTGGCTCGAAATTCCTCATTGACAGCCAAGCGGTTCAGTGTAGATTGATCTTTGGCTCTGGGGCTTCGGTGGGTTCCCCACACTCTCTTTCTCACCCCTACGATTACGTCGTGGAGGAAGCCCCAGAGCCTCTTCATCCCCCATGGGCTTTGGCCCATCCTGGAGCGGGTAAGCTCAAGCGCGCAGGTCTAGGGCGGAGGGGTTTTTCGTCTCTCACTGCGCGTCCTACTGGGTCCTCCCCAGCGGCCCCCTCGAGGTAGACAAGAGGGACTCTGCGCCGAAGACAAAGAGAGAACGGCCACGGCCCGGGATAATGGCGATGGTCAGGCCCGGGAGTAAAGTCCGACCGACGACTGAGCGACCGATAGGGGCGTTCAACCGGTGGGGGGATAGGGGGGACGTGCGCCCTCCCTCCTCCTTCACTCCCTCTGAAGCGTAATGATGAAGACCCTGAAGCCTCCTTGTACCCTGGAAGACGCGATCGAGCACTTCATCCATTGCTGGGATCGGATGCCGTCCATGGAAGAGGCCCGGGCTCACCTGGAGGAGCTGGTCCGAATGCGGATATGGACCCACCCGAGGGTGAGACCGAGGAGGATCGGCTCCGGGTCTCCCTCAAGGCTCGGAATCTCAGGAGTCTTTGCATGAAAGTCTTGTCCTGGATCGTCCTTCCGGTCCTGATCGCGGTCTGCGTCCTGGGAGCCATCGGTGGAGTCCTTCAGGATCGAGACCTTCAAGATGTTCCACGTGGAACATTGGAGTCCGTGTCGCAGGAGCCACCCCGCGTTGGGCCAGACCCGGCGTTTGCGAACACACACACTCCCCTCCGGAACTGGGCTCCCTACACCTCTTTCGAGCAGGTCGACCGGCACTTCCGCGCCCAGTACGTCTTCTCTCTCCAAGAGAGGAAGAGCCTCCAGATGACCATCCTGGACCTCAAGGCCCGCTGCAATGAGCTGGACGACCGGATCCACGCTCTCGAGAACCGATGAAACTGGCGAACCTACCACCTCTGTCCGACTGGAGATCACCTCTCATGTGAACGGGCATCTGGGGAGATGTCTCAAGGAGATTCCTCATGCAAGCAGCAGCTCTTCTGATCCTTTGCTCTCTGTCCTTCCAGCCTCAAGACACCGGGTCCGTCTACGTCGCAGAGCTCACCGGCTCCACGGTGCCGACTCAGAAGGAAGACCTGATCGGTATCAACTACCGAGCCGGCGGCAAGAAGACTGGATTCACCGCAGGAGCCCAGATCCCGGGCCATGCAAACCCGGCGACCAAGGCAGCGGCGATCGCTCAGGCCATCAACGACGATGGAGAGAACGACAACGGAGATGGTGACAACCCCTCTCCTCTCGTCCGAGCCGTCGCCATCGGACATACCGTCTCCATCGTCGGCGTGAACGGAGTCTCCGTCGAAGGCGTCTCCTTCCTCAATGCCACTCAGCAGAGAGGCTGCAAGGTCCGGAAGCTGACCCCAAAGGACACCGGACAACAAAGGGGAGCGCAAAACCCAGGAGTACTCATCAAAGAGCCCCACTCCTCTTGGCTCTTCCTGGGAGACTTCCTCGGAGTCGGCTCCGACGGGCAACCATCCAAGGTCGACTTCGGAGTCATCGAGGGACCTCGAGAAAGGTCCTTCTCCCTCGAGACCAGGACTGGACCTCCCCTCTTCACCTGCCTCGAGATGGTCGCAGTCCTCGAGCGAGAAGGAATCCCGAGCGAGATCTTCATCCCTGAGGGCGGCGGAGGAGCTGGAGTCCGACTCCTCCTTCCCCAGGAAGGCATCTTCTTCGGGTCCGACGACGTCCAGTCGGTCCTGAAAGCGACCATCCACTAGAAATCCAGGAGGCCGAGAACCCACTGTCTGGAGCCTCGGCGATTGAGCAAGACCGCCAGGTCTCCGGGAGGGGGGTTGAGGTGCCCGGCCTCCTCTTGATGCGCAAGCAGTCCAGCGCTGTCCCCGGGGAGGGTGCTTTCGGAGGCTGCAGCTGACCGAGGCCCCTCCCCTCCTTGGAGACCCTCTTGAAGAGCCCCAGGATCAAAGGCTTCGCCGGGAAGAAGACCTCCAAGAAAGAGGCCAGGAGGCATGAAGACCTCCGCCTACTCCAGAAGACCGGCGTGATCCAGAAGCTCCGCTACCAGCCCGTCTACGTCCTCCAAGAGAGGTTCGAATTCCAAGGCCGGGTGGTGAGACCCATCACCTACATCGCCGACTTCGAGTACCTGAGCGAAGGTTCCCTCGTCATCGAGGACGTGAAGGGACGGAAAGAAGAGGTCTTCCGCCTCAAGTGGAAGATGCTCAAGCACCACTTCCGAGATCGAGAAGATGTCCTCCTCCTCCTGACCTGAGAAGATGTTCCACGTGGAACATCCCCTCCCAAGACCCAAAGGAGGACCATCTCTCATGATCGACCCGGCGTCTTCCGTCGATGCTGTCTCTTGGATCACCGGCTTCGGACAGATCGGAGCCCTCGTCTTCATCGTCGTCCGATTCCTCGCTGAGAACCGAAGGACCCAAGAACTCATGAGAGATCGGGAAAAAGAACTGACCGACGCCATTCATGACGTCACCAAGGACTACCAGACCGTCCTCGTCAACGTCACGAGAGTTCTCGAACACTCGATCCTCATCATGGAACGCCTGGAGCGGAGACTCGAATATGTCGAAGGATAGGTGCGAAAAAGGGAGGAACTGGATCCAAGAGATCCTGGACACGATCGGAGAAGGAGACGATGCGCGCCTCGAGATCAAGCTGCAAGTGAATGGAGTGGAGCTAGCGAAAAAGGTCATCAACGCCATCCCAGAGAACGCCAGAGACCAGATCATGGTCCGAAACGGTGTGACGCTAGCGCTCAACAGCTTCATCCAGCAGATCCGAAGCGCCTACGTGGACCAGCCCTACGAGAGCATCGTGGACATGGCGATCGTGTTCATCACGGACTTCCGCCCGGTCGATCCGAAGATCCGAGCGAGGCTCGACGACCGGATGCGAATGGCAGTCGGAGAAGAACTGAGATCCGAGAAGGACTGAGAAGACGATGACTCACGATCGAGCCGGTCGTCGTTGGGCAGCGGCAAGCTCCTGCACCTGTCCAGATCTGTGCGATGAGCACCTGAGGCTCTGTTTTCTCTGACTCGGAGAAATCCTCTACAAAGAGAACGAAGACGGCACGGCGGAATACTGCTGCTCCAAAGGCTGTTTCCACGTCTTCGGGACAGCCTACATCGAGGGCGACTTCTATGAACATCGAATCGATCGCACAAGTGACTCACGAGCTGAATGCTGCATACTGCCGTGCTATCGGCGACAACTCTCAGAAGCCCTGGAAAGATGCCCCTCACCCGTGCATCGTACCGTTCGATGAGCTGCCTCTGGACCAGCAGATCAAGGACAGGCTCTTCCGCCAGACAGTCCACGCACTCGCTCCGCTTCTTCGGATAGAATGACTCCGCCTGGCGGCAAGACCTCTCCTCGTCCTCTCTAGAGCCGGAACATGGGTCTCGTCATCGCCAACCAGGTCTCTGAGATCTCCAACAGCTCGACGATCCTATTCGTCGATGCCGTCGTCCTCACCATGCCGACATCGGTGCCCAGGTTCGTCTGGTGGACCGGAAACGTCTGGAACGATGGTCCGAACGCCCAAGGACAAGACCGTCGCTCCCAGCTCGAGCTCGCCATGGGCGCCGGCACCACCTACGCCCGCTCCAACGTCGCCCTAGCCGCCCCAGGCTGGTATCCAACCGGCGGATACCAGCTCCACGTCCCCATCAATCCCTTCAACGACCCTCTCACGATCCGGGCCCGCCTGAGAGCCTATGACCCAGGACATACGGCCCGGGCCCGGGACTTCAAGATCCTCGGTCTCGATGTCGATACGTCCGTCGTCCCCTACGCCTACGGCTTCATCCGAGACAACGGCACCGGGACCAACACCATCACGACCGACCACGTCCAGGCCGGAGAGACCAAGCTCGCGAGAACCGCCACCCTCTCGTCAGTCGTCCCCGGCAGTTACATCGTCGGATGCTCGATTGAATACCAGCACAACTCCCTCGAGGACGGCGTCCTCGCCCTCTACCGCGGAGACCTCAAGCTCATCGAGGCCCCACTCTCCTCCCAAGGGATCTTCAACCACTACGGATCTCACCAATTCCTCCGCTGGGACGACTCCCAGAACCAGAGCGGGACCTACAACCTCTTCGTCCAGGCCCCCTCCAACACGACGCTCACCTACAGAAGGCCAACCATCCTCGCCGTCCATGAGTCGGGACTCTGATGGGTGATCTTCTCAACAAGGCGAAAGGGACGAGAGGAAAGCTCCATCCAGCCTATGAGCTCCAGCCATGCCCGAGCTGCTCGAGCAAAAACATCCATTGTATGGAGTTCAGAAACCTTGGCATGGACGCATCGGGAAAGGTCGGGACGTTCCGCGTCTCGTGCCAAGATTGTGGAGTATCGATCGACTACGACATCGTCTTGAGCCCACTCGACAGGTTCTTCCGACTTGAGCTGAGGAAAGAGATCAAATGGGCGTCGAGAAGCAGATCCGTTTCGTCTGCGAGCGCTGCGGGGTCAGATCAACATGGCTCCCAGACGACGAGAATATCTCGCCTGAAGGATGGGGTCAGTTCGTCCTCGCTAACCCTATTCGGACAGAGATAGAGATGTTGAACCGTTCGAGGTTCAGAATCCCGGTCCGTCACGGCGTCCATCAAGACCACTCTCCCCCGGTTTGCTATTCAGCCCTTTGCCCTCCTTGCGTCTCTGACGTCGAGGCGCATTGGAAACACTTTCTGAAAGAGGTCAAGTGACCTGCGATGGGTGAGCTCGAGCGGTACAGGGCGCTCCCGTCCTCTTATTGGACGACGGGGAACCACGGGATTCTGAACCTCGATCGGTTCTTCGAGCAGCTCTGCCTTCATGAACCACATCTTCCAAAACCACTCCGTATCCTCGATGTCGGCTGTGGGGGAGGACAATTCGTCCGTCTCCTCATCGCTTCGGGCTTCGACGCAAAAGGAGCCGACCTCGACGACTTCGGAGACCTCGGAGACCTATTCGAGGTCCTCCCATCCGTATCAGGGCCCTCTCACCTCCGCTGCGACGTATTGACCGCATGGGACGTCTTGGAGCATGTCGAGACGCCACTCATCCACCAGTGGCTCGAAGGGGCTCTAAAAACAGGATGCCAGTTCTTCATCGGGACCGTTTCTCACCTTCAAGACCATGGATGGGCTGGTGATGCAGAGCGCTATCATCTCACCGTCCAGCCCTGGCCTTGGTGGAAGGGTCAGTTCGAGAAAGCCGGATGGTCTCTCAACGCTCAAGAGCCCATCGAGAGGCGGGCCACGTTCTTTTGCTTCGAACCGATGGAGAGGACCACATGACCTGGCGTGAAGTTCCCTCGGCCTGGAAAGGCCTCACCCCCGTCGTGAAGTACCTGGCGGATCGATTCCTCGAGGACGAGCCCTCGACCATCGTCGACCTCGGCGTCGACCAGGGATTCTCCCTCTTCTCCTTCGCCTCCCTCTGGCCGTCCGCCCTCGTCATCGGTGTCGACAGCTACGAGCAGAGGAGAGAGCGCCTCCGCCTCGTCAAAGAGTTCCAACTGGAGTTCGACAACGTAGAGCTCTTCGTCAAAGATCTGCGCCACGTCGCCCTGGATTCCCTCTATCCCTTCGAAGCCGACATCATCCACCACGACGCCAAGCACAACGAAACTGTCCAAGGTGACATCGCGGTTTGGATGCCCCACCTCCGGAAAGGAGGCCTCTTCCTCTTCCACGACTACCACGAGAGATTCCCAAAGCTCGTGGAGGCCGTTGACGAGCTCCCAGGGACTAAGTATGTATACAGATTGTGCAATGGGCTCGCTTGCTGGGTGAACGGTCCAGAAAACGGCGAGCCGCACCGGATCATCGAAATCACGGACGAGCAGGTCTCGAGGGGAGGACTTGGCCTTGGGGTGGATCCGAATCCAGGACCTGGAGAGTGACGACGAGGCCATCCGGCACGGCTACCGACTGACCCGTCTCCATAGGTGCGAATGGCACGATCACCTCTTCCGCCTGGCAAGGGCCAGGTCGTTCCGGGTCGGCCGGAGACCCGCCTCCTACTTCATCACACTCTGCCGGCTCTTGAAGAGGGACCCTTCCTCAGTGCATTTTCAAGACGACGACGAGAGGTACCTGGAATCGATGCTACCCAGAGGCTTCCGGTCCGGGTCGGAACACATCGGCGAGATCCTGAGAGGCTCACATGGACTTCGAGACCAGAGAGAAGATCCGGCGTCGCGTCGAAGAGATCGGCCCTGACGTCGAATTCCACCAGAATACCGACCAGATGGCTTCCGCCCCGAAATGGGGCAATCGGAGGCTCCCGAGGATCCGAAACATCCTCAAGAGGATCCAGCCCCAGATCGAATCCATCAAGGCGAGAGCCGAGAAGCTCAATCAAGAGCAAGAGCTCCACCTGAGAGACACGATCCTCATGCGCCTCGAAGCCCTCCAGGGCATCACGAACCAGGCCCAACTCGATCGCGCTCTGAAGGCTCTCGAACAACTCTTGGGTGTCGCGGCCGAGAAACAGGTCGTCGAGATCCACCAGTCCCAGAAGGACCTCTCCACCAAAGAGGCCGTCATCGAGGCGATCCGAAACTCGAGGACCCAGGAAGGGTGAACGTCCTCAGCGTGACCTTCTCCATCTCCTTCGAGACGGACATCGAGACGGCTCACTTCCTGAGGAGCCTCGACGTCCTCCTCGAAAGAGTCCAGAATCCAGAGCACGCCAAGATCACCGTCTCCAGAATGTCGGCTGGGAACCGAGAGCATGTCCGACCTTTTGCTGAAGCTTTCGAAGCGAGCGCAAAAGCCCAATCCCGACCAGCCGATCCTCACCCTTGAAGAGCTCGAGAAGGCCCCTCCCGATCTCGTCAAGCGCTACTATGACCTCGAGGTCCAGGAAGCGAAGGACTCCCTCCTGGAGCGGTACCAAGAGGACTTCTTCGCCTTCTGCGAGGACGTCTTCGGGCTCGATGGCATCGTCGTCGAGAAAGAGGACCGGAAGTACGTAGACCTCCTCCTCAGACCCTTCCTCGACCCCTCAGCCCCACGCAAGATCCACGTCGAGCGCCCACGAGGGACGAGGAAGACCCTTCTCGGAGCCCAGGCCCTCCCCGTCTGGCTCTACACCCTTCCTCAGATCCCCGGCATCCTGAACCGGAAGGGACGACCCGTCCGAGGACGGAACCTCAGGGTCCTCATCATCTCCGAGTCTCGGAGCCTCGCCAAAGAGGCCATGAAGACCCAACGGGAGGTGATGGAGTCCGAGCTATTCGTGGAGCTCTACGGCTCTTTCGCCGGGAACCCCTGGAATGACGAGAGCTACACCCTCTCGGTGCGCTCCGCCAAGTCCATCAAGGAGCCCACCTGCAAGAGCGCCGGCATCGACGTCCAGGTCACCGGCGGTCACTACGATCTCATCATCGCCGACGACCTCGTCACCCTGAAGAACTCCGGGACCGCTGAGCAGATCGAGAAGTGCAAAGAGGTCTTCCGAATGCTCTCCCCTCTCCTCGAGGCCGGAGGCGTCATGATCGTCTACGGCACCCGCTACAACGAGGAGGACCTCTACGGAGACATCATCCGGAAGAACCAGAAGCACAAGTCCTACGAGATCCTCATCGAGTCGTCCGTCTCCGGGACCCTCCGCGCCGATGCCGAGGGGAACATCTTCTTCCCCGAAGACGACTCGAGGTATCTCTTCCCCAAGACCCTGCCACGATCGGTGCTCGTCGAGCATTACCACTCGATGGACGTCGTTTCCTTCACCTCCCAGTACCTCAACGAGTGCCTCCCGGCCTCCCGGCAGATCTTCACCAAGGAGCACTTCCGCTTCCTGCGGCACGAGCTCATCTCCACCGTCACACGCCGCTACCTGGTCACCGACACCGCCGTCTCGGACAAGGACGAAGGCTGCCGCTCCGTCATCATCGTCATCGACGTAGAGCCCTCCAAGCGCCGCGTCGTCCGAGACTACGCCGCCGGGCTCTGGACCCCCGAGGTCTTCCTCGACAACCTCTTCGACCTCGCCCGGAAGTACCGCCCCGTCGGAATCACCCTGGAAGAAGCGACCCACAACGAGGTCTACAAGACCTTGATCGAGCAGAGAATGCACCGCCAAGGGCTCGACTTCTCCCTCATCAAGATCGAAGGCCGATCCCTCGAGACCAAGGACTCACGGGTGAGGAGGCTCCAGCCTCACATGAGGGACGGCAACCTCGTCTTCGACTCGGACATCTTCAAGCTGCACCCGGACTTCCACCAGGACTTCATCCACGAGTTCCTGTTCTACCGTCCCGGGAAGAAGCAGAAGAACGACGTCCCCGACGCTCTCGCGGACGCCTTCGCCGAAGACCGGAAGCTCGGGATCCCTCTCCTCCTCGAGCCTTCCTCCCTCGAGCTCGCCCAGCACGAGGAGTTCCAGCTCTGGGGCTTCGAGCCCAAAGAGGACAGCCCCATCGAGAGCTCAGGTGGCGACTCTCCCTACTACGCCGGGTACGCATGAACATCCACAGCCTCTTCGCCCTGCTTGGCCCCAACTTCGCGAACATCGTCGTCTCTGGGTGCCAGCGATGCGGCACCAACATCGCCTCGAAGATGATCGCCCACTCGACGGGCTTCGAGCACGTCCCAGAGACCGAGATCGGAATCCGTGACCGAGACCTCTACCGGAAACGCCTCCGCGGGAAGAAACAAGTCCTCCACGCCCCAGGAATGTCCTACCAGCTTGGGGGATTCCCAGGGGACGACGAGGTCCTCTTCATCTGGATGGAGCGCGATCGGCACGAGATCGTCCAGTCCATGAAGAGGATCAAGTGGGTCGGCGCCAAGGACGAGCTCCGCCTCGGCGGGTGGAGCCAAGAGAGCCCAACCCCTCTCCTCGACGTGGTCACGATGAAGGCCCAGCAGAGGGACCACTATCTCAAGCACCAGAAGCTGACCTTCCTGACCTTCCACTACCGGCAGCTCGATGGACATCCCCTCTGGGTCGAAGATGCCCTCCGTGGAGGCTGGACCGAGAGGCAGACCAGTGATAGCTTCACTTCCAAACCCTAATCCTCACGTCGTCTGAGGAGCAATCAGCTCGACGACTTCTTTTGAAGCGGGCCCAAGATCACCTCGAATCTGAGGGGACACCTGTCCGAAACAGGTCGTGAGGAGGGTTCCTTCCTTCAAGCGCTTGACAAGGAGACCCTGAATGAACGGTCGCAAGGATTACGAGCCGGGCAACACCATGGTCAAGGCCAACATGGGCAGCTCCGCCGCGCCCGGCGGTGACATGTACAACAACAACAGCCCCTACGAGATGACGCCGGCCTCGGGCCCGTCTGGGGCCGCCCACAAGTCGGCCACCTACTCCGACGATCGCTACAAGATGCTCGAGGCTCCGTGCTTCATGGATCGCGGCAAGGCCGAGACCCGCTGCTGATTCTCTTCCTCAGGCCCTCCGCCGAAACATGGTGCGGATGCGAGGCGGAGGGCCTCTTTTCACTTTGGGCGGGACCATGAAGACGCTACTCCCAGGCGAGCAGATCTCCATCGAGGAGGCGCGCGGCCTCGATATCCACGGCCCAGGCATCTCCGACACCGAGCGCACGGTCCCCGCTGCCCGGTTCAACGATCAGAAAGCGCTCAGCATCGTCACGAACCGATGGCACGTCGCCGACGACTACCGCAGGCCCTACGAGGAGAAATGGGCGCGCTGGGAGTCCCAGTACCGTCTCGTCGTCAAAAGGACCCGTGATGGCAGCAACTTGCCGTCCGATGAGCCCTTCGTCGTCGTCGAGACGATCCTCCCCCGGATCATCAATGCCATTTTCTCCGTCGACCCGCCATTCTCGATCAACCCGGAGAACCCGGGAGCCGACCTCAAGGTCGACCTCATCCAGCAGCTCCTCGATTACCAGTGGGACTCCCAGATCGATATCCGGGACTACTTGACCCGGTTCTTCCGGTCCGTCGTGAAGTTCGGGACAGGAATCACCAAGATCATCTGGGAAGAGGACTTCGTCGAAGACTACGTCGAGGTCCAAGACAGAGACCAGAACGGAATCCCCACCGGAAACGTCACCGGCAAGATCCGGAAGTATCAGTCCTTCGATGGGCCCCGATACGTCCACGTCCCCATCTACAACTTCTGGCTCGAGCCCCACGCCCGATCGATCGAAGAAGCGGACTGGTGCATCGCGGAGCACTGGGTCCCGGAGACGATCCTCAAAGAGCTCGACGAGCAAGGCGTCTACCAGAACACCGATCAGCTCCAGCACATGAGGGACACGGGAGATTACTCCCAGGCCGATCGCTACCGCTCCGGATCAGCCTACGGCGGCTACGGGCGCGACTACATGTTGAAGCGATCCGGCCGGCAGTCCCCCTTCGACTTCCAAGACAAGTATTCCCCCATGGTCAAGGTCTGGGAATACTACGGCTCCTATTACACCGAGGAAGGACGACGGATCCCCAATCGGCTCATCACGATCGCCGACGAGAAGGTCGTCCTTCGCAATATCGAGAACCCCTATTCCCACGGACGGAAGCCGTTCGTGGAATGCTGCTACATCAAAGACGAGCTCGAGTTCTACGGCATCGGCGCCCTCGAATCGATGGAGCCTCACACCATCGCGTCCCAGGCCGTGAACAACATGGTCCAGGACAACCTCACCTACGCCATCCAAAAGATGTTCCTCGTGGGGCGAGGCGCCAGAGTCCCCTTCAACTCGATCCGGTTCCGAGCCTTCGGGACCATCCCGGTCGAAGACATCTCCCAGGTCAAGCAGCTCGAGGTGGACGACGTCGTCCCGAGCGCCATCGGACAAAGAGCCTGGCTCGAGAGCCGCATCCAGAACGTGACCGGGACCACGGACTTCATCCGGGGCGGCTCCGCGGCTTCCCGCTCCAACACGGCGACCGGAGTGACCCAAGGCACTGCCCAGGCCAACATCCGCTTCGGGATCATCCTCCAGTCGATCCAGGGCTTCCTGCGCAGGGCCCTCACCCAGCAGCACTCCCTCAACAAGCAGTTCCTCGACATCCCCCAGGTCATCCGCATCAAGGGGAAGGAAGGCCACACCTGGCGGATGGTCCAGTCGCGGGACATCGATGCCCACGTCGACTTCACCCTCCTCGGCGACGACGACACTGCTAACGACTTCCAGGCCCAGCAGCGTCTTCTCCTCCTCTTCGACAAGATCCTCTTGGACCCGGTCCTCCGGCAGACCATCGATGTCCGAGAGGTCGTCTCCGAGATGTTCCGCACCTTCAAGGTGCGCCGTGGCGAGAGGCTCCTCCTCGACGTCGATCAATACTCGGACCTCGCCTACCTCACCCAGGACCCCGCCGAGGAGCTCTACCGGGCCCTCCGGGGCGAGCCGCTCACCGTCAGGCCGGGAGACGACGACGAGGCTCACATCGCCATGCACACCGAGCAGTTCTACACGATCCCTCAACTCCGCTCGCAGCTCGCCGCCCACATCCAGCAGCACGAAGACCAGAAGCGCCAGAAGTTCATGGGCCGGAACACAAACTTCGCGAACCCAGCCTCCATGTTCGGAGCCGTCCCAGCCGGAGGCGCCCCGCCCATAGGCGCCGGCGGCTATGCCGGGCAGTCCTCTCCGATGCAGGGAGGCTCCAACGCCGGGCTCCCGATCGGTAGCGGCGTACAGCAGCTCCGGGCCATCTGATGCAGAGAGACCCCTGGGTCGAACACGTCTTGGCCTTGCAGAGCCAAGGCAAGCCGCATGAGGCCCTCAAGGAGATCGAGAAGGCTCGAGGCATCCTCCACGAGATCGGCGAGACCTACGTCAGCCGAGGGTGGGCCTTCCTGAAAGAGGAAATCGAGAGGCTGGCCTCTCTTGACACCCGGCTGCTCTTTCTCGCAGACTCCAAGGAGAAGGCTTGGGACATGATCCAGAGAGCCAAGGGAGCGCAAGCCGTTCTCGACCTCGAAGCCGTCTTCGTGGATCAGAAGGACGCTCTCACCGAGCTCTATCTGGAGATCACCAAGGAATTCAGGAATGCCGAAGCAGACCCCTCCTCCAGTCCCGGACGAGATGTTGACAGCTCCTCCTACCTCCTCACCTCAGAGGATCGCTGAGAGAGCGTTCGACACCGCCTTCACGGGGAGCTCGACTCCCCCCGAGAGCATGACCGACGAGTGGGTGGACCGCTACGCCGGCTACAGCTCTTCCGGATCGGAGCCAACGTCCGACGAGGACCCCTCCGAAGCCGGAGAATCTCTCCAGAACCAAAGAGCCCCCGAAGCTCAGGAGCCAACGTCCGACGAGGACCCCTCCGAAGCCGGGCCAACCTCAGAGGAGACGGAAGAGTCCACGCTATGGGCTGGCAAGTACCGCTCGCCTCAAGATCTCGAGCGGGCTTACCAGGAAACAACTCGAGAGTCCTCCCGCCAAGCGCGAGAGCTCGCCGAGCAGCGTCAAAGACTCGAGACCTACGAGCAGCTCCTCGAGCGGCTCGCAGCTCAACCGACTCCTCCCTCCACTCCCCCTCCGACCGAGGAGGAGATCCTGGAGAGATTCCACGAGAACCCCGTCAAGGTCATCCGGGAGATGATCGACACCAGGGCCCGGTCCGAACGAGAGGCCGCGATGCGGGAGGCGAGCGAACGCGCCCGCGCCATGCACGATCGTCTCGAAGGACTGACCCGGTCGTTCACCGAGGTCGCCTTGCAGCACCAGATTCCGACCGAGCAGTTCAACGATATCGCGGGGTACGCCAAGAGTCACCCGGCGGTCTCCGCTCTCGTCGAGGCCGGTTGCTACAAGGAAGCCGCGGAGATCGCGGGAGTCCTCTACCTCCGAGATCGAGTGCCCCTCGTCGAAGAGGAGAAGCGCCAAGCCGCCACCAAACGGAAGGCTGCCTACGTGGAGGGAGGACGGACCTCGAGAGGCCCCACTCAAAAGGGTCCTGTCGAGCTGACGCCGGAGAGAATTCGCGCCATGAGCGACGAGGAGCTCGATCTCGAAGTCGCGAACCAACTCGGTGGACGTCTCCCAGAGTCCATGAGGCTCAATCGGAAGCGCTCCTTCTGAGAAGCCTTGGTTCGAGACTCCTGACAAGGAGCCTCCAGCATGGGCCTTCCCGGTGGAATCAACACAAGGAGCGGCGGCGGTGCCAACCTCATCGCGTATGAGCACTACGACCGCCGGTTCCTCAAGTACGCCATCCCGCGCCTCGCGTGGTGGCAGTTCGCCCAGAAGCGGCCTCTCCCGCGCTACTCGGGCGATTCGATCACGTTCACGCGCTACTCGACCTTCGCTCGTGCCACGACGGCTCTGACCGAAGGCACGACGCCGGCGACGGGCAAGACGCTGACGGCATCTCTCCTATCGGCCACCGCGCGCGAGTGGGGCGATTACGTCGCGATCTCGAGCTTCCTCGATCTGACGTCCATCGATCCCAAGGTCTCGGAGACCTCGGCCCTCCTGGGTATCCAGGCGGGGGAGACGGTCGATTACATCCTCCAGGCGGACACCTTGACCGCCTCGGAGGTCACGGCCAACTACATCTACCCCACGGGCCAGCACTTCTCCGCCGGTAACGTCACCTCGACCCTGGACACCTCCTTGGTCCGGCAAGGCGTCTATCGCCTCCGCAAGGCCAAGGCGATCCGGTTCGAAGGAAACTACTGGGTCGCCATCATCTCGCCGGAGTCCGAGTTCGACCTGACCGGCGACACCGCCGCGACGGCCGCCGGCCGAATCGGCTGGATGCCGACGCAGCAGTACGCCGGCGCGGAGCGCATCTTCCAAGGTGAGATCGGCAAGTGGTTCGGTGTGAGGTTCGTCGAGGACACCAGCCCGATCACCTTCGACGTCTCCGGAACCATCTCCGGCAACGGCGACGGAGCCGTCCATCCTTGCGCGATCTTCGGGCAAGAGGCCTACGGCGCCACCGAGCTCGATGGTCGCAAGATCATCGTCAAGGAGTCCGGGCCCCAGGACACCTCGAACCCGCTCAACATGTACCGGACCGTCGGCTGGAAACAGGTCTTCGCCAACCGCGTCTTGAATCCGGACTGGATTCGGACGATCGTGGCGGGCGCGACCCTTTCTGGCTAACCTGAAGTCGTCATGGACTCCTCCTGGCTCCCGGGAGAGGTTGACACCTCCCCGGGAGCCTTTAACACTTCCGGAGCCTCCCATGGAAAAGCAAAGCATTCGGACGCCCGAGTACCAGTCCTACGAAGGCTTCCCGAAGTTCTGGCGCGAGCAGCAGAACGTTCCGGGTGACATCGATCGCCCCGAGCTCCAGAACACGGGCACCAAGACGGGCGACGAGTACAAGCACGCCCCGAACAACCCTTGCAGCCAGAAGAAGGTCTGATGAGAGCCCTTGCCCTTCTGTCACTCCTCCTCGTCTCCTGCGAAATGGCCCCCGTCAACTACTCGCTCCAGGACCTCGAGAGGTTGGCCGACTCGAGGGCCGCGGCCGTCGCTCAAGAGATCGCCTCCCAGGAGTCCGCCGAAGTCCAAGCAGCGATCGATGGCCTCCGCCAAGGGATCGAAGACGTCAAGGCGAAGAGGGCCGAAGAAGGCAAGCCCGAGAAGGACCCGATCACCTGGGAGGAGTGGATCCTCTACCTGGCAGGCTCGGTCGGTGTCTCCATCTTCGGCACCAACAAGCTCAGGAACTGGGCCCGCGATCTCCGAGGCGAGCCGGTCTCCACCAAGAAAGCGGCTTGATGCCCCTCTTCGAGTACCGATGCCGGCAGCATCACCTCTTGGAGAGGTTCTTCCACCTGGCCAGCGAGGCGCCAGGCTCGATGAGGTGTCCGTCGTGTCAGTCCCGGGCACGGCGGATCTTCTCGACCTTCCACTCGAGCCAAGAACGCTCCATCGAGCGCCTCGCCAAGGACTCCTACTACTCGCCCGCCATGATGAACGCGGACGTGGAGAGGTTCCGATACCTGCGCGACAACCCGATCATGGCCAAGACCGGGCGCAAGACCGGCGCCACGGTCCGGAAGAAGTTCAAGGAGCTCAAGCATGGACTCTGAGACCCCTCCTCTCCATGCGGTCCTACCGATTCGCGCCGGCGAGGAGAAGGCGGCGCGTCGCTGCCTCGCTTCCTTGAGGGCGACGGCGCAGTACCCCATCGCCCTCGAGATCGTCTACGGTGGCATCGAGCCGCTCCCGGAGATCGAGAAGGAGTTCCAGGACATCATCTTCGCCCGGATCGTCGTGAAGCAGAGGATGAGCAAGATCACCCTCACCAACTTCTCGATCTTCTGGCGAGACCTGGGAGCCCCACTGCTCCGCCTCGACCCGGACGTCGAGTTCCTCACTCACGGCTGGCTTCTCTCTTGGGTCGAGACCATGAGGGCGCGCGTCGGGTCGATCGCCATCATCCAGCTCGCCCCGAAGGGAATCGCCATAGAGGGCAGCTCCGAGAAGAAAGACCTCTACTGCAACTGGATTCCAAACCTCCCGAGCCAGGTCCAGCTCATCTCTCCCGCCGCCATCGATCCCAATGGGATGTATTTCGATGCCTTCTCCTCCGAGGCCGAGAACGAGGTCTACGGCGTCGTCGACTACAACCTCCGGGCCCGGCACTGCCGAGACGGAGGCGAGATGCAGATCTGGTCCGACCTCCATACCCAGTACCGAGCCCCCGAGCTATCGATGCCCGCGAATGCCCTCCTCTACTATCGGTCCTTGTGCATCGACAACGCGCTCACGACCGGCCGGGTCCAAAACGAGCTCCGCCATGACCTCTACCGCCGGGAGATGATCGGATGCGCGTGAGCGCCAACTTCACCGACTGGGGGCAAAGACGAGACCGGAGCTACGGAGGCTGCGGCTACTATCGGATCGCCCAGCCCGGGAAATACTGCGGCTGGAGAGTCACCGGGCCGCCTCCCCTCGACGTCCAGCACGGGAATCTCAAGGGCTACTTCGACTGGCTCTTGGACGGCTACGACGTCCTCAAGATCCAGCGCATCGACAACCCTCAGATCGTCCGGCAGTTCTGCGATGAGCTCGCTCGAAGGGAGATGCCCTTCATCATCGACCTCGACGACGACTACCTCCACGTCAACCCGCTCAACCCGGCCTCGAGCATCTACTACGTCAGTAGCGATCCCATGACGGGGCGGAAGATCCCGAGCCCCAAGCTCCTCGCTGTCCAAGCCGTCATCTCGAGGGCAACGGGGCTCACGGTCACTACGGAAAAGCTCCGGAGGACTTACTCTCAGTTCAACCCGAACATCGAGGTCGTCCCCAACTTCATCGACGCCTCCTTCTGGGACTCCCAGGAGCCCGACACCAAGAGTCTCTTCCCCAGGATCATCCAGGACGAGATCCGGATCGGCTGGGCCGGCTCAACGTCCCACGCCGACGACTTCGTGTACTTCATCGAAGCGTTCCACGAGATCGCTCAGAAGTACAAAAACGTCCGCTTCGTCAGCTTGGGCTACTGTCACGTCGAGCTCATGAAGCTCGTTCCGATGTTCCGCTGGCACACCTCCAACGGGTCGAGCCACTACGACGGATACCCATCGACGCTCAAGGCCCAGGAGCTGGACATCGCGGTCGCTCCCCTCAAGGTGGAGGTCTTCAACGAGTCGAAGAGCGCTATCAAGGTCATGGAGTACGGTCTCTGCGGACTCCCCGTCATCGCGACCAAGGGCTATGGCCTTCCCTACAACGAGATCATTCGACACGGCGAGAACGGCTTCCACGCCGTCTCCAAGGAAGACTGGGTCGAGAGCCTCTCCGCTCTGATCGAATCGGAGGATCTCCGCCGGCGAATCGGCGGACAGCTCCGGCAGGACATCCTGGATCACCACGACATCGCCAAGAACGCCTCTCAGCACGACGACGCCATCGAGAACATTGTCGCCGCTTCCAAGGCGAGGCTCCTCGTGCCATGATGGAAATGCCCAGCGTCCCGTCCATCGCGCCGAGGAGGGGGGATCCCAGGCGCGACCCTCAGCCTTCGCCCGATGTCCATCGTCCATCGAGCGAACAGCCAGCACGGGACGCTGGGCTTTCTCTTCAAGGCGGAGAGGCTCTCCCCCTCGAGGACTACTTCCGGTCCACCGGGAAGCCCTACCTCTCCGAAGAGATCGGGGTCGCCCCTCTCTTCAACATGGACGATGAGATCCGATCCAGCGTCACCCGGCTCGACCGGGTCCTCCAGCGGGAGCTCGGCCAAAGAGGCTGGCAGCTCGACTCCTCCGCCATGGCATCGCTCGTCCGGGAGATGAGGTCTCGAATCGCCGGGTTCGAGCACCTAGACTCGTACACCAAGCTCGAACGCCTCTTGGCGGTCGCGAACATCCTCGAGTCGGAGCGAGTCCTTGGCCGGTCTACCTCTGCGCAACGGTGAGAACCGCTACCTCTCACAGCACATCCTCAACATGTCCTTCGTGGAGAAGGCGGGAGCGGAGGACGTCTTCCTCCTGGGAGAGCTCGCCTACGGCCTGACGTCGGGCAACGTCCCGACCCCCATCCTCGTCGAAGACGATGGGACCGTCGTGACCTCGGCCTCGGTCAACTTGACCGGAGGGACGGTGACGGCGATCCAAGGGACGGATCCCTGGACCGTGGCCGGTTCGGTGACGGCTCTCCAGGGGACGGACCCTTGGTCGATCGGCGGCGACGTCGGGGTGACCGGCGTCGTCAGCGTGACCGGCATGGTGGGCGTCACCCAGCTCGATGATCCCTGGACGGTCGATGGCTCCGTCGGGGTCACTGGTGGATCGGTGACCTCCTTCCAAGGGACGGACCCTTGGACCGTGGACGGCTCCGTCGGAGTGACCGGTGGCTCGGTGACGGCGATCCAGGGAACCAGTCCTTGGGTCTCCGCCTCGAGGACTCAGGACGGATCTGGCAACGCGATCAACTCGCGTCAGATCAACGACCTCTCGGTCCCCTACAACGTCTCGCCGCCCAGGGCCCTCGACGTCGCCGCCTACCTCTACGGCGTCGACCTAGACTCCACCAACTGGGTGGCACTCACCTCCACGGACTGGGGCGATTCCATCGCGACCCGGGGAAACGTCTCTGGGCTGGCGACCGTCACCCAACTCTACGGAGTGGACACGGCCGGCGGCGGAACCAATTCCCACGCCATCTGTGCCAACAACGCGACGATCACCCAGCTCCTGACGACGGACTATCTCCTCCACACCCTGGCCTTGGCCTTCCTCCATCTCCCAAGAGAAAACTCTTCGGTCCAGAAGCAGGTCTGGATGGGCGAGATCTTCGCCGAGGCCGACACCTGGGCGTCGGGGGACGTCGGAGCCTACGTTCGCCAGATGCCCAAGACCCTCCGGTCGACCAGCCTCTCCTCCGGCGAGCTCTCGGCGTGTGCCGACACCTTCGACGCGACGACCACGTCCGTCTCCTCGAACGTCCTCGATCGGGAAGGCTACCGCTGCCACCAGCTCGACGTGGTCCTCTCCGCTTCGGGATCCCCCACTTCGCTCAAGGTCGAGCTCCGAGGCCGGCAGTCGGGATCCTCCAACTGGAAGACCCTGGATTACAGCTACCTCCCCAGGATCGAGTGGCCCGCCGCCGAGGTGACCGCCCAGAAGGGCTTCAGCTACTACTTCGAGGGACTCGCCGACGAGCTCAACGTCCTCGTCTCTGCTTCCGGAACGACGAGCGCGAACACGTTCACGATCGCGGAGATGGCCCTGACCTCGATGGCGGTGTGAGATGCCGAACATCCACCAGATCCGCCCCGTGACCGGACATCTCGTCCACTCCCACTCGATCACGACGTCCGGCAACCTCCTCGACCACACCTCGGACGGGAACGGTTGGTTCTTCGCCCAGTCCGACGGATCGATCGACTTCGGACGGATCACGGGCCAGATCGCCATCATCGACGATGGAACCACCGCCTCTGGAGTCGCCAGCTTTCAAGGCGTCGAACACCTGGGAGGTCTCCGTCACCTGGCGACCTGGAACACCACCGGGATCGCCCGCCGCCGCCTCGGGCTCTGGAGGGACAAGGCCAACGTCCTCATCGAGCCCTTCTTCAGCGCCACCTCGATCGAGATCCGTGGTCTCACCCACGACCAGAGGAACTCCTGGACGGGCTTCTACCAGTCCCTTTCCCCATTCGCCAACAGGGTCTTCTACGCCCGGATCAAAGACCCTTCGAAGTCGATCTCGACGATCCTGAACCGATCGCCCACCTTCGCAAACTTCGCCTTCTTCGAGATCCGTGGCCTCGCCTTCGAGGGGCGGAACATGTGGATCCTCTACAAGGAAGGCGCCGTCATGAAGGTCGACTATTGCCGCTTGGACGCGATTGGTAAACTGGCGAGCGCTCAGGTTTTCAGGCTCGTCGAGACGTTCAACATGTCGAGCCTCAACGGCCTGACCGGGACGTCCATGTACGGCCTCTTCCACGATGGAAGGGACCTCTATCTGGGGGATCGAGGCTGATGGCCAAGAAGAACCTGCTCACCCTCAAGACCGAGGTCCTCCGAAAGCTCGGGCTGGAAGTCGGCCAGAACGCCACCCTCGACCTCATGATCGAAGGCTGGCTCAACGACGGCCAGAAACACCTCACCGCCCAGTCCTGGTGGCCTTGGGCCGTCCAGACCACGAGCTTCAACACCACGGCCGGAACTTCGGTCTACTCGCTCGTCGCCGAAGCAAGGGCTCTCCGGAAGACCGGAACGCGCCTCTACAAGGACAACGGCTGGAAACACGTCTGGCTCGTCCCGAGAGACAAGGCCGATGAGTTCCTCCCGAACGCGGCCGGCGTCTCAGGAGTCCCCACTCGTGTCTGGCAAGAAGGCTTCGACTCCTCCACGGGCGCCTGGAGGATCCAACTCTACCCCACGCCCGATGGAACCTATCCCTTCGAATACGCCTACTACCAGCGCCCGGCCGATCTCTCGGCCTCGGGTGACACGGCCATTGGCCCTCCCGAAGTCGATGAGGTCATTCGGGACTATGCCCTCTGGAAAGCCTTCGAGCACACCTACGGCGAGCAAGACCAGCAAGCCGAGATGGAGCACCGAAACTTCCTGATGGGCTTCGAATCCCTCGAGGTCTTCCTGCGGCCGGACCATGAAGGCCAACATTGGGCCGCTCCCTTCGACATCTACGACTTCACGGATTCGGCCTACGTGAACCTCAACACCAACGATCCCCTGGATATGCGAGGCTACTGATGCCTCTCGACCCCATCGGCTATGGATCGTTCCGCTCGATCAATAAGAGGCTCGACCCTTCGAAGATCGGGCAAGACGAGGTCGAAGATGCCCTCAACGCCACATTCCGCGATCTGACCCTCAGGAAGCGCAAAGGCTTCAAGAAGAAGCATCTCACGACGGCGACGAAGGCAGCCGCTTCGTTCGATGGCACCAACTTCGGTTGGTTCCCCTCGATCGCGATCCTCCGAACGGTCCTCAATACCCCAGGGACCGAATGGACCTTCGAGTGCAAGATCCGGACAGGACCCTCTCTCAGCAGCACGAACCAAGAGATCTACGCCAAGAGGGCGGACAGCGCGACCTACACCTTGAGGCTCTTCATCCGCGGCTCCGACCACGTCCTCCGCTTCGACTCGAGAGACGTCGCGAACGGAGCCTCGATCGCCATCACGGGGACGACCGTCCTCCAGCCCAATACGCTCTACCATATCGCGATCATCAAGAACGATACGGCCGACGAGCTCCAACTCTGGCTCGCCGAGGAAGGCGGCTCCTTCGCGGACGATGGGAGCGCCGCTATCAATTCGCCCAGTCCGACCGCGATCAAGATGGACGACGACGCCTTCGTCTACTTCGGGGCACTCCCCGACTCGGGCAACGTCGACAACGACATCTCAGAGCTCTTCACCGGCGAGCTCTCCGAGGTGCGGCTCTGGAGCAAGGCCCTCAGCGCCTCCGAGCTCGCCGCCTACCAATCGATCGGAATCCCGAGATACCTCTGGGGAGAAGACCTCGAGTTCTACATCCCCTTCAACGAAGGCCAGCAAGCCCTCTTCGAGGAGAAGATCTCCGAGAGGGACGGCATCATGACCGCCAGTGTGCCACAATGGTCCGAGCGAGAGGCCCTGACCGGCACCCATTCCCTCCACTTCAATCGCTACACCTCCTACGTCCAGATGCCCGACTCGGTTTTCTGGGCAGACCTCGAGGCCGGGAGCGGCAGTGCCTATTTCACGATCGCTCTCCGGGTGAAGATCCCGAGGCTCGGAGATGGCGCCTTCTCAGGATCCCCGGATTACGCCCTCTTCCAACGGCCAGCGACTGGAGGCACAGGGACTGCACCGATCTACCTCCACATCGACTCATCGAGCGGGAACGATACTATCACGCTCGAGGTCAAGCTGGCTTCGGTCTCTTCGGTGACCGTCACGTCCAGCGACAGCCTCTCGAGAGACACGGAATACCTCATCCTCGCAACGTTCGATGGCTCCGGAGATTATTCCGGCAATGCGAACATGCAAGGTAAGTTCAAGCTCAATGACAATGCCGTCGTCACCGATACGACCGCTCAAGCCGTGAGCACTAATGGGCTGCTCGCCGGCGCAAACGCCTTCATCGGAGCAGAACATGATACATTTCTGGCTTCGGACTTCCGGTCCGGGTTCCCAGGCATCATCGACCAGTACGCCATCTGGCATGAATGGCTCGATCTCGACGACCTCTATGACGAGATAACGGCCAATGGCGGCATCATCGATCCAGAAGGGGTCATTGGCGGACGCGCCAAGATCATCTACCACTTCGATCTCGACCGCTCTTCGTTCACGACCTTGTTCGACCGCTCAGGCAACGGACAGGACGCCACGCTGAAGACCCTGGGCGTGAACATGTTCGATAATGGGGCCATCAACGACAACGAGTGGGGCGAAGGAGCCGTCTCGCCTACGGAATCCCCGAGGGTCCATGGAATCTACGACTTCGAGAAGTCGGGGGATACTCAAGGGAACGTCGACGCCTCTGGGCAACACATCATCGCCCACATCCATTCCAGCATCTTCGAGCTCGTCGATGAGAGCCTCGTCTTGAAGCGAGCCGGCGTCGCCTTCTCGGACACCTCTCCGACGCTCTTCCAGCCGATGCACGGCTACCTCATCATCTCCAACCAGGCGGACTTCCCCTACGACTTCGACGGGATCGACGTCAACATCCTCACCCCTGAGACGCCGTCCGTCGCCCCCGGGCTCAGCGCGTCGGGCTCGGGCTCGAGCCTGGTCAATGCCGCCTATCGCTTCCGAATCACCTTCCTCAACAAGAGAGCGGGCAAACGCTCAATCTCCTCTTCGGGAGCCTCGGTCACCCCGAGCGCCGGACAGAACATCGTAGTCGACTACTCGGCAGCCGTAGCCGCACTCCAAGACGACCAGGTGACTCATGTCGAGATCTGGATGACCCTCGACAACGAATCGACGGGGCTCTTCTTCTTCCAGGGCGAGTACGAGATCGACAACGTCAACACCCAGACCGTCTCCGCCGATCCAGAGACCTCCGTCGAGGTCTTGGACACCACGGTGATCCGGATGCCGCGGCTCTCGGCCATAGCGGTTCACAGGAGCCGCCTCTTCGGTGCGAAGACCACGGACCCGAGAGAGATCGTCTACAGCCCAGTCAACCGGCCAGAATTCGTGGAAGGCAGCTTCTTCGTCGAAGAGCCTTGCACGGCCCTCCAGGTCCAAAATGGCCAACTCTGCGTCTTCACGCTGACCAAGAAGTACATCCTCTCGGGGAATACCCCCCTCGCCTACAACCTGAACCCCTTCAACGTCTCGACCTCCTCGGTGGGCCAAGGCTCGATCGCCGCCCACGAGGACGTCCTGTACTACCCGACGAAGAAGGGCCCCTATATCGACACGTACAACAACCAGACCTACCTCGGCGGGAATATCCAAAAGGACGTCGACCTCTGGAACGACTCCCAGAGCCGACTCTGGGTCTCCACCTATGCGCCCAACCTGCATCAAGTCTTGATGGCCGTCACCTTCGGCGAGAGCCAGAGCACCAACAACAGGCTCTATGTCTTCAACCTGCCACGAGGCCCCGAAGAACAGGGCTCGGGCTGGGAGGCCCATTCCCTCGAGCTCACCGCCCTCGCCGCCGTCCGGGACCCGGACACCGGAGACCTCGTCGTCTACGCCGGCTGGCAAGGATTCCTCGTCGAGCTCTTCACCCTCCACAACGACGGAGCCGGGACGGCGAGCGACCTGAAGGGAGCCCTGACCGGGGGCAACCTCACGAGCGCCCAGAACAGCGCCGCCGCCTGGCCGACTTCTGGAGACGGGCTTCGAGGCGTGGTCTTCGAGAACCTCTCGACCGGAGCCTCGGGGCGGATCCTCTCCAACGAGACGACGTCCCTCACCTTCGATGGGGACTTCGCCTCCGGCAGTCCCAACGCCGCCGGCAACTCCTACCGGATGGCCGGGATCCCTCTGTCCATCCGGTCCAGGGAGGAAGACTTCGGGAGCCCTCACCAGTTCACCTACGTCGCCGAGCTCTACCTGGTCCTCGAGGAGGAGGCCAATGCGTCGGGTGACGCGGTCGCGATCTCTGCCCTCATCGACGGTGCGACCGTCGTGACCGATCTCTCCGTGACGCCGTCCTCGACCAGGCGACGGCAACGTCTCTCGGTCGCGAGAGCAGGCCAAGACTGGCAAATGATCTTCGATCAGCCCGACCCGAACAGCCCCGTCGAAATCCTCGAGTGCTACTACCGCGTCCGCCCTCAATCGAGGAGACTATGACCACCGAGTCCACACTCATCCCCCCGAAGTTCCCCGAAAGGCCCGACATCGAGGATTGGATGCGGCAGGTGACGGCGCTGGTCGCCGACGCGAAGCAGCTCCGATGGGATGTCGTCGAGTTCCAGACAGGGCAGACCTCGGGCGCCGAGATCTCGGTCCACCACGAGCTCGGGGCAAAGCCGGATGCCGTCCTCTCGGAGATCAACGCGGGCTTCTCGGTCTATGCGACGGAGGCGCAGAGGAGACGATGGGACAAGCAGACGCTCTACCTCACGGCGACCCAGACCTCGGGGGTGATCCGGCTCTTCCTCATCAAGGATGTCGGTTAGCGACACCCGAGGACATCGAGGCCGTCTGCTGGCTCATCGGAGCCGCGTTCGTGGAGATCCAGGGCAGAGAGCCCACCGACGAAGAAGCCTTGGATCTCGAGGGCATCGCCGTCCTTGCCACCAAGAAGAGGCCTCTCCTCTCCAGAGCCCCCTTCTGCGTGCTCCTCGAAGTACCGCCCATGGGACCCTGCGGAATGCAGATCGCCATCCCGGCGCTGGGCTCTCTCTGGGAGATCGGCAACTCCTTCCTCCACCCAGGGCTCCGCAAGGGGGGCTTGTATCGGCGCCTCAGCCTGGCCACACTGCTAGAGGCAGAGCGCCGAGGCGCGACCGAGATCAAGTTCGAGGTGTCCAGAGGCAGCCGCGAGATGATGCGTCTCGCACGAAAGCGCGACCAAAACGACGTCTACGGAGTGACGTACAGGAGGTCCTTGTGGGAATTGAAACAGCGGCTCTCCTCGGCATCGCATCGGCGGTGATGGGCACCGGCGCCGACATCTACGGCCAGCAGCAAGAGCAGAAGCAAGCCAAGAGAGAGGTCAACAAGGCGTCCAGGCGCACGTGGGCCGAAGCGCTCACCGAGCGGGGCTCTCCGCTCAACATCGCGGCCTTCGAAAACTTCGCCCAGCAGTTCCTCGGCGCCGACAAGGGCATGGGCGCCCAGTACGCCCAGCTCGCCTCGATGTCGAACAACCCGATCTACAACAAGATCCGGTCCGCGATGTCGAAGGACGACGCCATGCGCACCCCCGAGGAGCGCTTCTACCTCCACCAGTTTCAAACCGGTGGGTTCGATGCCGTCGACAAGGCGTGGAGAGGCGGCGGTTACCAGGGCTACCAGAATTCGCTGAGAAACGCCCCTCAGCTCTCCACGGGGCAGCAGATCGAGGACGCCTACGCCAAGCCGGGAGGGATCAGCTCCGGCTACGGCTTCAACTACGCCAACGTCAATACCGACGTCATCTCTCCGGAGCAGCTCGCCCAGATCCGGGGGGCGGGCATGATTGACGCCAACCGGCAGATGGAGAACGCCCTCGCTCGGACGGGAATGTCCGGTTCGAGCGCCGGTCTCATCGCCAATCGGCAAGCGCAGCTCGCCAACACCGCCGCCGCCAACAGAGAGAAGATCCAGGCCAACCAGCTCAATCGCCAGTCGCTCTACGACTACCAGCGGATGGCCCAAGAGCTCGGAGGCCTCTACGAGGGCTTCCAGTAATGCCTGACGATCAGAACCTCCGCCAGCTCGAGCTCCTCGCGCAGCAGCGCTACCTCCAAGGGATCAAGTCTCCCTGGCGGTCTGTGGGGGATCTCTTCCAGCAGCTCACCCCGTACATGGCCTCGATCGGCTCGGCCCTCGCCCAGCAGAAACAGTCCGAAAGGGCCCTGGATGCCCAGGTCTCGATGGAAGCCGCTCGCCAGAGAGGCTTCGAGGAGAAGAGGGCTCACGAGAAGACCATGGAGGAGATGAACCTCCAGTTCAAGAAGGACATGGCGGCTCAGGACGAGAAGTACAGGCAGCGCCAGCTCGACATCGAGCAGCAGCGCGCCGACGCCTACGGCCGGTCCATGGAGCTCGGCCGCGGAAACTACTCCGAAGGCCTCGGAGGGGAATCGACCAAGGCCATGAGGTCGTCAGCCCTCAAGGACATCGACGCGATGAGCAAGTGGGCCAAGGGAGCGGACGGCATCGAGCAATCTCCCTTCCTCAGGAGAGACGAAGCTCTCGCCCTCAAAGCCCAGCTCCACCGGGCCAGTACCGTCGACGAGATCGAGGATGTGATGCGCGCGGCACTGCGCGCCAAAGAGGGCGCTCAGCAAGGACTGAGGGGGGACTACGAGTACGACAAGACTCAAGGTCTCTTGGAGGCCTTCTCGATCTTGGGACTCGGCGGCGGCGGAGCGGGAGGCGGCGGACTGCTCCAGCAGCCCCAAGGAATGCTCCCCCAGTCCGGGACCCTCGACCCTCAGATGTTCGGAGCTCTCCTCAAGCAGATCGGGGGAGGCGACACCTCGGTCATGACCGGGACACCGACGAGCGCTCCCTCCATCATGGACCAGCTCTTCGAAGAGATGAGAGGGCGCTTCGGCTTGATGCCGGGAGACGAGAACTACGAGGCCGTCATGGCCCGTGCCAAACACTACCTCGACCGAGGTGTTCCTCTCGAGGAGGCCGTGGCCAAGGCAGCCGGCGAGTACAAGCTGACCCAGCAAGGAGTGGCCGGCAATGCAGGACGACCCGCGGTACTACGTCCCCCCGGGGCCCAGTAATCCCAAGGGGCTCGAGCCGGAGTACCTGCCTCCTCCCGACGAGGAATTCGTCTCGGACATCGAGGCGGCGGCACGAAGCAAGCAGAGAGCCGACTACGACCCCAAGCTCTACCAGCAGATGCCGCCCGCTCTCGTCCAGACGGCCGAAGCGGCTCAGTCATGGCTCTTCGCGCGTGGCTACGACCCCAAGAATCCCCAATCCTCGGCCGTCGCCGCCCGCCACATGGCGCAGTTCCAGAACCTCCCCTCCGAGGAGAGGAAGAAGCTCCGCCGGCAGATGGAGTCCTTGGCCGTCGCTTCCCAAGGCTTCGTCCCCAGGCAGAGCTCCTACGTCGAGGGACTGAAGGCCGAGCTGCAGCAGAGATTCCAGGAGGACCCCCGAACAGGGACGATCGGCCGCAACGTCCAGGCCGGCGTCCGAGGCTTCCTCGGTCCAGAGCTCGCCCAGTCGATGGAAGAGAAGGGCATCGCCCGAGGTCTCCTCGAGACGGACGCCGCCCAAGCCGCCTTGGTCATGATGTCCAAGTTGGCCAACCTCTACCCGCACAAGGAGATGTCGACGGCGACGTCCATGACGGACCAGCTCTCCCAGGTCCTCCCGATCATCCGTCCCGATCTCACTCCCTCGGAGCCCGCTCCAATCGGACAGTCCGTGGGAGAACTCGCGGCTTTCGTCGTTCCTGGAATGGCCTTCTCCGGCCTAGCCAGGAAGGGCATCACCAAAGCGATCCCCAAGGTCCTAGACATCGTTCGGAAGAACCCCAAGCTGGGAGGAGCCCTCCTGGGAGCCATCTCCGAGGGGCTCGGCTACGGAGGCGCCGCGGCACTCCGCCCCGATCGGGATCCCGCCACCGAAGGCTTCCTCGGGGTCCTCGGAGGAGGAGCCGGAGGCGCCCTGCGGGCCGTCAAGCTCTTCGAGACCATGGGAGCCACGAAGGCGGGCCGAGTCGCCAAGGAGGCGCTCCTGGCTTCCGGAGAGAACGCTCTCCCGCTTCTCGCCGAGCCGGAGACCGCCAAGCTCATCCAGGAGGGCAAGTACAAGGAAGCTGCCGCCCGGATCGGGACCGGCATGGCCATCGCCGGCGCCCTGGGGGGTGGACTCGGCGCCTTGAGCAAAGGCGAGGCTCCAGCGGTCAGAGAACCGGAGCCGCCGCGGGCCCCGGAGCCCAGACCCCTCGAGCCCAGGCCCGAAGTCGAGCCAATCCCCAAGGAAGTCCCAAGGGAAGCTCCCCTCGAGCCAACGCCGCCGGCTCCCAGAGAAACGATGCCTCGAGAGCCGGAGCCGCCGAGGGAGCCGGAAGCGCCGAGGGAGCCGGAAGCGCCGGACGCCCCGGACGCCCCGGAGCAGTTCGTTCGGGACGTCTCGAAGCTCGCCTACGACACGCCGGGGTGGAACCAATCCGAGAAGGTCTTCATCTCGGACCTCTGGGAGCGCTTCTCGAAGGAGAAGCCTTTGGCCTCGAGGGAGGACTTCAACCGGCAGCTCGTCGAGGCGCACCGGCGCGGAGACGTGATCCTCTCGAGGGCCGATCTCGTCCAGGCCATGGACCCCGTCAAGGTGAGGGACAGCGAGGTCAAGTACCTCAACGCCGAGTTCCACTTCATCCGAAAGCCCAAGGAGAGACCTCCGGCCGCTACGGCACCTTCCTACGAAGGAGCCCGGGCGAGCCGTGGAGCCGAGGTCGACGTGGCGAAGGAGCCCTCGATTCTCGACACGGCCGCCGCCATGGCCTCCGCCCAGACACCGGACGAGGTCCTCAAAGCCGCCCGGAAGCGCGCCAACATCTTCTTCCCGGACGATCTCTTCCCGGAGAAGCGCCCATTCCGGCACCCGAGGCTTCAGGGGTCCAAGCGCTGGGGAGCCAATCGCTACGTCCCCGCCCCCGTCGAGACGATCGGCAAATTGACGAGTGTCCTCGAGAACGCCCTGAACACGCGGCTCCGTCGCGAATATCGATCGGTGCTCGGCAGCCCGAAAGCCCTCGTAGAAGCCGCTGGAAAGCCCCCCAAACTCAGGGTTGGAATCGGACACAAGCTCCGTCCAAGTGAGAAAATAGGAGCATCTGGGGCCATGGCGTTGGCTCGGACGAACGAAGGGATCATCCGTCTTCAGAACGCCGCTCAGATCGAGAATGCGCTCCACGAGTTCGGGCACACCCTCCATGCCGTGGTCCTCGGGGACTTCCGAGCCGCCGCCCCAGACTCGACTCGGATCCGGGATCCCTACCCGATGCCGGCCGTCTTCGATGAAGCCGATCAGCTCTGGAAGCAGGTCAGCCCGAACGCCCGCGTCGAGCTCTTGGACCTCGGCCGGGCCATGTACCCGAGCCCCCCTCACAATGGCTGGATCTCGGAGGGCTTCGCCGAGTTCACGAGGCGCTACCTCGCTCGGGGGGACACCGAGAAGCACTTCCCCAACATCACGAAGTGGTTCGAGCAGGACTTTCTACAGGCTCAGCCCAAGGCGTTCCGAAAGGACATCCAGGAGATCCGGGGAGACCTCGAGGCCATGCGCTCGGCCACCGCGGTGGAGCGCGTGACCTCTCAGGCCGTCGGGCTCCAGAAGCGCAAGCCGCCTCTCCGCCAGAGGGTGAGGGAGGCCAAGCAGAAGATCATCGCCGGCGCCGCCCGCTTCCAGCGGTCCCAGATCAACAGCTTCCTCCCTCTGAAGAAGGCCCAGAAGGAGGCCGAGAGGATCCTCTCCCTCCAAGGAGACACGCTCCCCTACAACGCCCGCCCCGCCGAAGCGGCCGAAGCCTTCCGGGGAAACCCGAGATCGATCCTCGACACATGGTTCAAGAAGCGCCAGCTCGACTACGCCGGCCGAGAGGTCGGTCCTGGCTACTTGGAGATCTGGAAGCAAGCCCGGGAGGACTCGGGCCTCGACAACGTCGAGCTCACCGCCCTCCTCATCGCCAACCGGAACGTCCAGATCGAGCTCTCGAAGGGATCAGAGCTCCTCCGAGAGGCACCCCTCCCCAAGGAGGTCGTGAACACGATTCCCTTCGAGGATTCCAAAGAGGCGCTCGGGGATCTCCTCGAGCAGGGAGGAGAAGCCGCCCAAACGTTCCTCTCCCAGCACGACAACTTCTTCTCGAACCTCAATCGCTGGGTCCAGCACTTCGGGCGCTTCCTCCCGGAGTCCAAACTCGAGACCATCTTGGAACTGAACCCAGGATGGGTCAGGTACGAGCGCTACTTCGGGGATCTCAATGCCGCCTTGCGGGCCGAGATGGGAAACGCTCCGGGTGGAGGGAAGGCCCGGGCCGGCACGTCCCTCACCAAGGTCCTGAGGGGCGCCGGCGAGAGGATCCAAAACCCGATCCAGGCCAGCTACGACGAGATGCTCCACCGGATGCAGATGGCCTATGAGGCCAACGTCAAGCTCCACGTCCGCAACATGGCCTCCGTCGTGCCGGGAATGGGCTACACCGCCACGAGGGTCGGTCAGCCCATTCGATACGAGAAGGTCCCCCAGGAGGTCTCTCAGCGCTATGTCGCCAAATATCTCGAGACCGTCGGGGAGGACCTCCGCCAAAGGGGTTTCCCTGACGAGACCTTCCAAGAGACCTTGAACGCGATGAAGGAGAATCTCAAAGAGCTCTACGGCGACCACTCGATGGAAGCCTTGGAGTACGTGATCCCCCTCCAAGGGAAGAAGGGACCGAGAGAGCCCATCGAGAAGATCGTCCTGGATGGAGACCAAGTCGAGTTCTGGGAGATCTCCCCCGACATCGTCCAGGCGATCGAGTCGACTCGCCCCTACCACTATCCGCGCTTCGCTCAGATACTCTCGAACAACCAGCGCCGCGTGAAGCTGACGACGACGGCTCTCCGTCCGGCCTTCATCGTCAAAGAGCTCTTCCGGAATAACATCTGGGCAGGCTTCCGCTCCAAAGACCCGGTCCAGTTCTATCGGCATTTCTTCCGATACACCGCAGAGGCGATCTCCAACGTCCTACCAAAAGGAATGCAGCTCGATCAGAAGATGCACCGGATCAGGAACTGGTACGAGTCCTTCGGCGGCATGTCGGCTGCCTTGATGAAGGGCTCCAGGGACCAGGCGAGAGCCTTCTATTCCGAGATCGACAAAGACTTCCAGTCCCGCCTCTCCAAGCTGAACCCGATCAATGGGATCGAGAAGATCCTTCGAGGGATCGAGGGGGCCTCCCTCACTATGGAGAATGCCCCCAGGGCGTCGGAGATCGCGGTCTGGATGAAAAAGAATGGCATCCAGGACGTCTCCCAGATCCAGGAAACGGACGTCATCGATCTCTTGAGGGCCGGCAAGGAAGCGGCCGTCGACTTCTCCCAGGCTGGGACAGCCGCCCGCAGGATCAACGACTTCGCCCTCTTCTACACGGCGACGATCAATGCCCAGCGCAACGTCTACGGCTTCATGCGCCAGCACCCGGTTCGGTTCTGGATGGGAACGATGGCCTTGGCGGGCCCGACGCTGGCCCTCTACTTCAAGAACCGCAAGGAGCCGTGGTACCAGGACCTCGAGCGAGAGGACCGGATGTTCAACTGGCACATCACGAAGGACCTCAAAGTCCCGATGCCGCGCGAGTTCGCGCTCTTCGTGAAGACGCCGGAGATGATCTTCTCTCAGCTCGAGGGAGAGGACGACGATGCGCTTGAGCGGCTAGGTGAGGCTTTCGTGGAGAACAGTCTCCCCCTCAGCAAGGTCCCAGGCATCCCTGTCCCGGTCTTGCCCTCGAACGTCTTCGCGGACTTCTTCATGGAGAAGGTCTCGAACAAGGACCTCTTCACGGGGAGACCCATCGTGCCTGAGTACGGACCCCACGGCGTTCATGCTCCCCGTCGCCAGCAGTTCGGGCCTCACACCTCCCAGCTCGCCATCTGGATCGGGCAGAACCTCGATTGGAGCCCCAAGAAGATCGACCACTTCATGACGTCTTTCTTCGGCCCTCTCTCGAGGGACCTGGCCAAGTCCGCCGATCGCGCCTTCTTCGGGCTCTCGGAGAAGCAGTTCGGGGCCGAAGAAGTCCTCGCCCGAGAGATCCCTTCACCCGAAGAGGGGAGCGAGTCCTCGATCTGGGGCAATGCCCTCTCGGGATTCACGAGGATCTATCGAGGCCGCTTCCACGAGGACCTCATGAAGAAGCGGGACGAGCTCGAGGTCCGAAAGCAGACGCTCGGCGAAGCGGACAAGCCTTGGACCAACCAGGACGAGGCTCGATTGGCCATCGTCCGAGACGCCCTCGCCGCCAACTTCTTGGCCTGGAAGCTCCGAGGTCGACTGCCCGCCGAGGATCGCTCCCAGGTGGAAGACTGGATCGCCGAGAACAGCAGGCGGGCGCTCGACGAGAAGCTCTCGAAGAGAGAGGTGACCCGGTACAAGAAGGAAGTCGAGGCCTGGTACGAGAAGAGGATGAGAGAGCTCACCTTGCAGAGGCGCTAGACCTGGGAGACATCCGGCATCGGGAACCCTTCCGGCCGGCTCCATAGGTGCAAGCAGCCTTTGTGGATATTCACGTAGGCCGTCTTCTTCGGATGGTATTGGACGACGCACTCGTCGTCCCGCCAGAAGAGTTTCTTCACCCGGCACATCTCTTCCCAGGACGGTGTCCGCCCATCGCGGCGGGTGACCGAGACGTGCTCCCAGGCGTTGTCAGCCCAGGATTGGCCGGAGGAGACGATCCGGAGCTCCCCCATTTCGAAGTACCCGAAGCTCGAGCCGGTCTTGGACTCTCCAAGCGTCGGGTGGACTCTGCGGTACGAGTCCAGACGGACATTCGGCTCGTTTCTCATTGGCCGCTGAGTCTCTTCTTCTGTTGGTACTCGGCCAGCTCGGACCGAATATTGTCCGTGTTCCTCTGCCTCTTGAGGGCCCGCGTCATCCCGTCCCAGACGAGCCAACGGCTCCTAAGAATGACCATGACCTCATGATGCTGCTCGACGGTGCGCACCTGCTCTGCAGCTTCGATCGCGTCCGGCCAGTCCGGGAACTCGAAGAGGAGGTCCGCCTCCCTCGGGTCCGGACCGAGCCAGACTTCGAACATGGTCTCGATCTTGGCCTTCCGGAAGAGGTTCGCCGTGAAGACGGGCCTCCCGACGACCTCGATGATGGGCTCTCGATCCTGATCCTCAGAAGGGGAGGTCATCGAGGTTCAAGTCCGCATCGGGGGGCGGTAGCTCTGGGACCACGGTGGCAGGAGGGTAGAGTTCCTCGAGGAGGGAGACCCAGTCGAGGATCTGCGATTCGGACATGCCGGGGAGGACTCTCTTGACGTCGTCCCAAGTGGCGAGCCCCCCGAAGCGGTCCTTGTTCTCGGCAAAGATCCAGCCCCAGCCTTTCCGCCCGGCGGCTTCGGAGACCCTCGTGAGGTGGTCCTTGAGGAGAGAGGCTGCCTGTCTCTTTCCTGTCTCAGGAGGTCCTCCTCGGTACTTCTCCCAGGGCTTCCCCTTCGCACCGGACCCACTCGGTCTGGGGGCTTCCTGGGAGTCGTTCGAAGGGACTGGGAGCTCGCCCCGGTAGGCGCGCTTCCCGATGCCCCAGTCGGCGGCAGCCTTCTTGAGGAGGTCGCTCCGAGCGGATTCGACGGCGTCCCTCATGTTGCCCTTGGGCTGGGTGCCGGCGCCCGAGTGCTTGCCCTTGGAGAACCATGCGTCCTTCTCCGGGAACCCTCCCGAAGAGGGTAAGCGCACCTCCAGTACTCCATGGACGACGGCCTCGTCGATGCGCTCTCCCGTTTGGTCAGGCGCGACGGACTCTTCCTGGATCCGCCAACCGAAGGGCCCAAAGGCTCTATCGAGGGCTTCCCTGATGAAGGCGACCCTGTACCCCGTGAAGGTGTTGTTGTTCCGGTGAACGACTTCGATGGAGCCGGGCTCCGTGGTGCGGAGCCACTCGTTGGCCTCCTCGAGGCCCTTTTCGATCTCTTCCTCAGTGCGCATCAAGCGCTCCCTTTGCCAAGGATGGCGTCGACCTCCTTGGGGAAGGAGGCGATCGCCGAGGGGAGATGGGTGCCGAGGGATCCTTCTGCCCCAGCGGGGAAGAAGGAGAGGTCGGCCTTCCTGGTGATCTCGTCGATTTCCTCGTCGTAGACGCCGGGCCTCTTCTCGAGGGCTCGGATCTCGGCCTCGGACTGCCGCTCGACGGCGCGATCGGCGGCGGGCTTGCCGAAGGGCCTGGATTTCTCCAGGTCTTGGAGGAGGGGGAGGTACTTCGCCTTCTCGGTCTCATCGGCTTCGTGGTCGAGCCACCACCTCCTGGTGAGGAGCCAGCAATCCTCCAGGTAATCGATGTCCAGATGGGCGGGCAAGGACTCCTTGAGCCGGAGAAAGAAGCTCAAGGGAGGCCATGAGGCGTTCTTCCCGCGTGTCCAGTTCGAGACGGACTGGGCCGAGACCTTCAGCTCGGAGGCTACGGTCCTCTTGGAAAGCCCCAGCTTGGAGAGCCAGGACTCCAGGTGGAACGGGATCAGATCTGGCATGAAAAGCGTTCCTCCTTGAGGACTTTTCGTATACACTAGGTGGAGGACAAGATCAACCGTCAACCAATGGTAACCCGAGGTTTTCTGTGAAGCCCTACATCGTTTGTTGCTGGCCAGAACGGCCGATGCGTGATCTACGGCCACGCCGAGTCCGAGCCGGAGCAGGGACAGCCCTGCCGTCTGACGAAAGCCCGGTGATCGGGTGTGAGATCATCACTGAGGAAGAAGTGATGGCTTTCGAGAAGAGAGTCGTAGCGGCGTTGGGGAAGGAGGAGGCTCGAGCATGAGACATCGAATCAAGGCACGACGAGGCACGGGAGACAGGCTACGACGATGGCAGATCGAGGACGGCTGGTACCTGGACCCGGGCGAGCTCAGCGCTTCCGCGCTCCGTTCTCACGTGGCGACCCGGCAGGACCAGAACGGCATCTCCATGGACTGGCATTACGTCCAGCTCACGCCGCTCTCTTTCTGGCCCGGAGGGAAGTGGGTGAAGTACGTCCACGCCGTGATCTTCCTGGGGTGGAGCGAGGACGTGTCCTTCTGCATAGAGGAGTCTCCCGAGACGGCCAAGAGGCTTCAGACGGAGCTCTCTCCGAGGGTCCAGACGGCACGGACAGCCTGTCAGGAGGCGCTGCACGCTCTCGGGTTCAATGACGGTGAGTCCGCCTGGGTCCAGAGGTCACCGCTCCAGCCGACCCTCTTCTCGGGTCCCTACCGCTACGACTTCGAGACGTGGGGCTACTTCGGGACTCGGCCGGGGGCTCTCTTCGGGCACGTCTCGGTCACCTACAGGCCCTTCGCCGACGATCGCTCGGTCGAGATCCTCTTCACGAGCGGCAACATGGCGCCGCCCGCCAGAAAGATCGGGACGGTGGACTCTTCGCTCGTGATCTTCGTGAGGGACGAGGACCGTGAGAACTTCTTCCTCGCTCCTGCCACGCCGAGAGCGTTCCTGGGCTACCCTGGCGACGGCGAGCACTTCATCATCGCGCGGCAGGACCTGCCTTTCCCGGATGGGATGGCTCAGATCGTCCATTTCACGGTGGGTTACCGGCGCCCTGCCCAACCGGCCTACCGTCCGAGCTGGCCTTCGGAGCGGGCCTTTGGCTATGGCTGCTTCGATGGGACGGTCTTCGCTCCTCACGCCTCGGAGCTCCCTCCGGCTCCAAACTGGATCGATGAGCTGCTCGAGCTAGAGGACGGGCGCGTCTTCGATCGGGTGATCTCGAGGTTCGATGGATCGGTCGATGCCGGCGCTGCCTCCTACCCGAACATGAAGCTCCAATGGGACTTCCCCCAGCTCATGACGGGGCAAGAGGCCTCCTATTGGGAGATGATCGAGCAAGCGAACAGCTTCCTCGAGCGGCCGGGGCAGAGGGGCTACCTCGAAGGCGACCGCTTCCTCAACTTCCTCAATTGGGGAGGGGACGACCTGGGGACGGGCAACGTCAACATGCTGAAGGGCGGAAGTGCTCCCGGGCGCAAGGCGCTCGAGGCGGCGAAGTCGAATCTCCGCTACCGGGCCGGCCACTCGGGTCATTTCTCGAGGTGCTCGGTCGCCTCCCAGCACACGGCGCCCGGGCATCTCTTCGATGCCTGGATCCGGACGGGGAAGGACATCTACCGGCGGGGCATCGTGGACATGGCCGAATGCCTGGTCCACGAGCCGGAGCTTCCCCACTCGGGGCGCTCGGAGGGGTCCCTGCTCTCGATCTTCCACATGGCCTCGAACGCCGACCAGGAGATCGAGTGGACGCTCGGGGGCGCCGTGGCGACGGAAAAGGGAGCCTGGAGCAACTTCCTCATGAGCAGGATCGAGACCCTTCGGCAAACCGCCGGCTCCTACCCTGCGGTCTGCGATTTGAAGAGCCTCCCGGCTCCTGCGACGAAGGACGTGCTCTCTCTGCACCAAAGAGGAGACCTCGAGGTGATCTTCGAGGACTGGATGACGGCCTGGGCGCTCCAGAGCCTGATCCGGATCGCCCGGGAGGAGATCCTCATCCGCCGAGACCGGGAGGTCCCTCACTACGTCTCGAGCCTTGGGAGCGTCTACCGCCTCGTCACGGCGACCCTCGATTTCATCTGCGGACCTCTCTCGGACCAAGAGCTCGGGCATCCCTACAAGGCGCACCTCGAGCCGCCGGCGCCCCATCTTCCCTGGGTGCCGTGCGAGAACGAGGACCTCATCACCCCGGGGAAGTACCATTGGTCGAGCTCGGCGACGTGGAACCTCCAGGCCCTTGGCCCCATCCTCTTCTACTTCCGGGACTGGATCTCCCCCGAGCAGGTGGACCTCTACGAGAGGCATCTTGCCCGGCTCATCGATGGGCAGAAGACGGCGAATCCAGCCACGGCTGCCGCTAGGCGCTACTACGAGGAGGTGTACCTTTGGAAGGTCAAGAACGGCCTTGCGTGAGGTTCCCCTACCGGCACGAATTCACCACCGTGTCCGTCCGATACGTGGTGGGCGCTCCCGATCGCTACGAGAAAGGGAAGTGCCGATGGTGCGGCCATGAGAGGATCGTGCCCATCCACCAAAAGCCGATCATTCGGCAAATCTGGATCGAAGGAGGAAGAAGACGATGAAGGACAAGAAGAAGAAGCCCGACCAAAAGGTCGGAATGCTCGTTGACCTGAGTGACAAGACGATCGAGGAGATTCAGACTCTCATGGTAGGAGCTCTGCTGAATCTCTACGCGGTGACTCCTGACGAGGCGCTCGAGCGCGCGAACGTCTTCTCATCGACCTGCTTCGAGCAGAGCCAGAAGCTTGGTGATCACCTGAGCGACGCTCAAAAAGAGACCGTCTCGCGCCTGGCGGCGGTCCAAGCGACCTTGAGGCTCCTCGGAGCCACCACTTACGCGGCGCTCTTGAAGGAGGTGAAGGGACCATGCCCAAATTGAACCGGGAGCTCCACGCCTTCGAGATCGCGCTCCGGATGTTCGATGCACTTCTTCCGACCTGGCAGAAGGACCGGCTGGGCTACCGGACCACCTCCGACTCGGATCATGGGTGTCTCTACCTGGCCTATGCGTCTGATCCCTCCGAGATCCCTGAGGCGTTCTCCAGGGCTCATGGTCAGGAGGAGCACAAGACGCCGGTCGTTGTGGTCAAGGCGTCTGCCCGAGATCTCCTCGAGTCCCTCCGATCCATGGAGAGTCCCTCCGGTGAGGCACAGCTCCCGAAGCTCCCCGAGGGAGACGAGGAGCCTTGGATTCTGATCCGTCTGAGGGATTTGGAGGCCGTGGAGGAGTGGGTCGTCACCACGGACCCGGACGAGCTCGCGCTGATGGAGGCTCGCGCGTCGGCTTTCTGCGCCAAGCGCCCGGGCGCGAACACTCCCCCCGGGAAGGATCTGCCCCCGATCGCGGATGCGAAGAGAGAGGCCTCCCTCGAGGAGTGAAAAAGAGAGGCCCCGAAGGGACCGTTTCAATCCCTTGGGGCCTTCGGAGGCCTCCCTTCCAGGGAGGGCATCTTCAGCGGGTTTGGTCCAGGCGGTCCAGGCGGTCCAGGCGAGAAGCTCTCAAGGTCTCTTCGGCGCGAGCAGCGAGATAGGCTTGGATCGCGCGCCGCAGCCGGGCCCGAATGATCTCTGGAGTGTCGGGAGAACGCTCGATGGCCTGGATCTCTCGGACAAAGCTGTCGACGATCATCTGGCAGAACATCTCCATAGCGGTCACCTCCTTCCGCCGCGGTCGCCGCCGCCGGCGGGCCAGAGATCGAGCCGCGCGAGCTCGGCGATCACCTGCCCGAGCGAGCTCGCCGGCATGATGAACTCCGCCGGCGGACGGGAGGGGTCGGCAGCGATGCGCACGATCTC